TTCTGGCGGCCCTTTTCGCTCTCAGGGTTCTTGCGATCTTCGTCGCTGACATCCGCGTACAGCTCGCCCATGAGTTTCCGGTGATCCGTATTCGCGAACCCTCGAACCCTTACCTTGATGCCGAGCCCGGTGAGGTTCGGCATGTTCTCGACCCAGGCGCCCTTTTCGATCCTTGTGTTCAGGCCCCTAATATCAGCGATCTTCGCCATCGGTTTCCCTTTGTCGGGCTTGCCTCAAGATGGGGCCGGCGGCCCGATTCGCCGGCCCCGTCTGTCTTAAGTCGGTGCGGACTCCGTGATCTTGCTGGTGACCGCCACGGAGAACGTCCGGCGCACCACGTTGTCGTTCGCGCCGACATTGACCCGCTTCGACATCACGAGTCCCAAGAAGTAGTTGAACTCGTTAGTGCCGCCGCCGGTGAGCTTGTTCGCGAGCTCCACCTTGAACGGATAGGTGAGCTTCGTGAGCTGCGCCGCGACCATGGCGATCTGACCGACGTCGCCCGCGATATGAGCGCAGGTGACGGCCATGTTGCCGGCGTCGGACGCGCCCTTCGCCTTACGAACACGGCCATCGCCAAGCACCGCGAAATCGATCGTGGCGGCTTCGTCGCCGTACTCGCCTAGGGACTCGATCATCCCGACCTCGGTCCACGTCAGGGCCGAGTAGGCGGAAGCAGACGCAGGTTCCGTTGTGACAGCCGCGGCGATACTGAACTTTGAGCCGCTTGCCGTGAAAATGTCAGCCATGATGGCTTCTCCACGTTACGGCCGCCCGAAGCCGCACTGTACGTGATAGGCTGCGGCGGGCTCCGCAGCCTGTTTAGAGGATTAGGCCTTGCGACGACGTCCGCCGCGGCGACGCGGCTGGTTTGTTGCCTGCGGGTCTGGACCCGGCTCCTGGTCGTTCACCGCGGGAGATGCTGCGGCGACTTCCTCATCGAGCTTGCTGGCGGCCGCGCCCTCGATCGTAATCGCGCCCATGAAGGCGAACGTCCGGAACTGAGCGTGCTCAGTGGTGAGGGACATCGTCTTCGTCTCAAAAGCCGCAATGGACTCGGTCTCGGGAATGCCCTTGCTGCCGGGGCCCACCGTGAAGTCGATCGTCTCGCGGGTGTTGTTCGTGACTCTCGTCATGGCTCAGCCCTCAAAGTTGTACGTGTAGGGAATGATCATCGAGCCAACGAAGTAGTTGCCTTCGTCGCTTAGATCATCGGTGAACGGCTCGCTCGGCACCTGCGTCTTGATCCCGCCGAACTCCCTCTCGCGGAACAGCGTCGCCAGCGTCTCGCCCCACTCGCGGATCTTCGCGGTGCCGGTGCCGCTCTCGACCGCAATCACGATCCGAAATCCGCCTGCCTCAGCATAGGTCCGAGAATTGATCGGCCACCGGTTCGTAATCGAGAGAGGGAACTCCAGGCGAAGGAACGGCGAACCATCTTGCGGTGCCTCGCCCTGCGCATTCTCGACTATCACCGGCGAGGCTACCCAGTTCGCTGCAAGATAGGCTTCAACCGCCTCTTCAACGTGACGAGAAGCCATGGCGATACCTCACTTCAGCCTGATCACGATCGCCGGCTGCCGAGTGAGCCGTTCGTTCCTGCGGTTGCCCTTCGCTTTGGTTTGCATCCGTGTGGTCAACGCCCATGTTTGGATGTCTCCAATGAGCGGCGACCGGTAATTGAACCGAACTGAAGCCATCCTTCCAAAACGCTGGCCCGCCAGATGGGCAACGGCCTGGTACACGCCACGGAGACGCTCGATTTTCCTCGCATAGGGTTGGGTGTTGACGAAGAAGTACTCATTCGCCGGCGGCGGCTGTTCGGTAGGCAAGACCTCGAGGTTGTCGGCGAAAAGAACGTGGCTCCGGCGGTAGAGCCCCGGATGACCTGGCCGCGTGTCAGTCGCCTTCCCCACGGGAGAGTGGATCGCAAGCTGCTCGTCGATCCACTTGAAGAGATCCAGGGCCAACATCCACTCGGCGAGGATCACGCCGTTGGGCTTGACGGCGGAGAGGGGTACGCCCTTCGCCCCGTCGACCCAGACGTCATAGGGGACACGCGCTCCGACCGCCGCTCTATTCTGATCGTCAGCTCTTTTGATCTCGCGCTGCGCGATGGCGGCAAACTCGGCACTGCGCTGGCGCGGACCGAACGTGTCTGGGAACATCACTCCGACGTCGCGCTCGATCGGCGCGAGTCTGACTGTCTTGATCACCCCTTGGCTCGCACGCGATACGCGATCAGCTGCCCGGCCATCCGCATCGAGCTGTCGTCGATGTCCTCCAGCGTCATGAGCTGGCCACGAACCACTGCCTTGTCAGAGCCGCCGCGCCGGAGCGGCAGCGGGAACGGATTCGGTTCTCGCTCGAGATCCTCTGCCGAGATCGTCAGCTTGCGATCGACCTGCGTGATGCCACCGACGAGCTCGTCTGGTGTGTAACCGGAGATTATCGCGCGCACTGTCTTCTCGATCGCCGGGCCGGTCGACGTCACGCGGCGGATCGTGATCTCCTCGCCTCTTTGCTCAACTTCACGCGCGAACGACGCCCGCGACGCGACGCCAACCACGGCCATGCTGATCGCGCCGTCCGGACGACCTGGAAAGGCGATCGAGGTGATCTCGAACTCTTCATCATCGACAACGACACGGTGCTCGCGAGTGAGACTCCGCGTGAACGAACTATCCCGGACCGTGACCGTGCCGGACTTTGCCGTCAGGTTCAGATCGAAGAACGGGATCGTCGCCGGCCGGCCGTCCTCGTAAGCTGCCCACTCCTGCGAGCCATAGTTTACGTAACCGACACGGAGCACTCCTGGAGTGTTCGTCATCGGAGCGCGTTGCCGGAAGTTTACCCTTCGATTGAGCAGTCCGGCCTGGACCATTAGCTGTGATCAGGCCCGATGCGATAGCGGCCGCAGAGCTTCTTGAGCCCGTACTCAACTTCCCTGCCCGCGGTGCGGCCCTCGGACCCTGTCGTCTCACGCTGGTTATACCAGTGGCCGACGAGCATCCGGATCGCCTTGCGAATTGTGCTCGGGATGGACTCTTTCGAGAGGCCCCATCCAGCCCGGAATCGAACCTGATACGCGCGTTGCTGGGGCATCCCGGAATAGGGCCACCACGACGTCGGGGCGCGCTGGACTAACGAGAACGGACCGCCCGTCACGTAGTAGTTCGCACCTTCCACATCGACGTAGCTGCCATCGGGCTGTAGCCACCCTATCCCGGTCAGCTCCACAAGCGGCCGCATCGGGATCTCGAATGTCTTGTTCGGCGCGCTCGGGAAGTACGCAATCCATTCCTCTTCTAGGAGACACATGCGGCCAAGCCAGCCATCGCGCCCCGAGAGGAAATCGTATGCTGCCTCTATATCTTCGGCGAGGAGCCGGTCTTCGTCCGTCGAGCTAATCCGCAGGTGGCGGCGCGTTTCGGCTACGCCCACCACCGCTGTCTTTTCATCCATAGACAGCGGCGGTGAGACGCGAACGATATCGTCCATGGCTACTTCGTCTTGTAGCCACCACGACCGGGGCCGCTCGTCTTGCCCGGCTGCATAGAGCGATCGGCGTACTGGTCTGCCGACTTCGCCGGCTTGGGCGCTCCCTTAGGAGCGGCCGAGCCCTTCTTGCCGCCGGCCTTCACTTCCGGCCCCGGCGCTTTGAGGCGCGACGGCCTTGCGGGCGTTCGGCCGCGGCGGGATCATCCGCGGGATCGACGCTACCCTCATCGGGAGCCGGCGGAATGTCGCCGCGGGAGTGCAGCATGTCGAAGAGCTGTGCGCCATGCTCATCGACCTGATCGGCGCGCGCGTCCAAAAGCGGATCGCGCTCCGGCGTAAGGATGCCTTCCTGGGCGGCATCCATGCCCTCTCTCTCGGCATCGCTGAGAGCGGCCATCCTTGCGCGGGCCTCTTCCAGCGATTCTGACTTCATACCCTCAGCCATGTGTCACTCTCCTACTGCTGCTTGCGACGGTCGAACTCCGTGCGAAGGATGTCATCGGCCTCGCCCAACTCGATCAAGTCGGTCTGGTTTCGGCCGGCAACCTCTCTCGCGAGGCGGAGACGCTGTAGATGGTGCATCTGCTCCCATCCGTCAGGGATTTGCACCGCGAACGAAGCCGCCTTGGCCTCGGGCTTTCTCTTTGCCATCTTGAGCGGCAAGAAATTTCCATTCTCGTCGCACGGCGCCGCGCGCTCGTACACGAGCATCAAGATCGCCTGGTCGGGCGGTAGGCCGGCCATCGTGCCTTTCTGATAAGGCGCCTCGTCATCGTAGAAAAACATGCGCACGAGGCCTTGATCGTTCACCATCGTCTCGAGGACGCCGGCGTAATCAGCCTTCAGCGCTTCGGCATGTTTCCCAAGCTTCTCGCCTACCAAATTGAGCGCCTGGATGGCCCCGAGTTGCCCAAGTTGGGGCGACGGCGGGGACTCGACAACAATCTGCTGAGCCATTTCGGTTTCCTGTTTTTGGGGGCGCGCCCCGTCTCCTATCCGGGAGGCAACCATCTGGAGACGGGACGCTAAACGACCACTATCTTAGGGCCGGCAAGGGATGGCTTACCAGCGGATAGCAGTCGCCTTCACCACGGCCTTGACGGTACGCAGGCCGAAGTCGTGCATTGCCTCTGCCAAGATGGCGAACATGTTCGACTGGAAAAGGTGGACAAGCGAGCCCGCGCCGGTGACGTCGAGCGTCGCCTCACTCGACATGCGCATGGTGATGCCCTCTTCCTCGCCGAAGAGCACATGCGCGAAGTCCACCAGGGCGACCGTCGTCTCGTCTGTGCCTGCGCCGAGGTTCGTCGGGATCTGCGCAGTCACGATGACCGGGAAGCCCTTCCAAACTGGGCCGCCTGCGCGACCAAGGCTCATCTCAGGGAACGCAGCCTCGCCATCCGTGCCGGCGCCAACCCGCATGTCTGCGAGTTTGAGCGCGGTCCGGTACGGCATCACCCAGCGCCACCGGCCGGTGGTGAGGATATTCGCCGTCGTGAGCTTCAGGATCATAAGCCGGGCAAACGTGTCGAGCTCGGCCAGGGTCGGGGCAGCCGGCGCCGCGAACGTCGGAGTGACGGTCTGAACGCCGACCTTGTTCAGGATACCGAGCGGCGAAGCGCCGGCGCCTGTACCAAGCCATGCGTTGAGATCGAGAGTGAGCGCGAGAGCGTTCTGCAGGTCCGCGCGGACGTACTCCTCGATGTTGCCGATGGTCCAGCGCACCGCTTCGTTCGTGATCGGCACGATGCCTGCGAGCTTCTTCGCGCGCATCGAGATCGCGTCGAACGTCGGGGTGCTGACGGGCTTCAGCGCGCCTTCAGCAACGTACGAGGCGGTTGCGCCGGCGAGGCCGCGGGGCAGGACGTACTGTCCATTGACCAACGTGACACGAACCGGATTTGCCGCGATGAAGCTGGACTCAATGCGCAGCAACGGCATGATGCCGCCGGTGAGCGGAGTCGGCACGAGCACGCCGCCTTCTGACGACACGAGCGTGTTAACCGCCTTACCGCTCGGGTCCCGAACGTCGGCGAGAAGACCGGCGATTTGGCCATAGCCCTCGTCGTCGAGAACCTGCAGCACTTTCTGTCCGCGGCCCTTGGCGAGAATGGTAGCCGCCGCGACGCGCACCAGAAGATCCTGCCCAGTCAGGCCGTGCGGAAGCAGCGACCGGCGTGTGGAGACCGACGCGCCGTCGCCGCCGCCATTGACCGCCGGCGGCGTGCCGGTCGTCGTGTCGTTCGCCGGCCGTGCCGCGCGCGCGGCGGCCTTCTCCGACAGTTCGGCAAGATCGATCTTCTTCTCTAGGGCGAGGATGTCCTTGACGTGCTTTTCGAGCGCGTCAACGTCGGCCTCTGTGCCCTCAGTGGCGAAAGCCTTGTCCTTCAGCGCGGCAAGCGCTTCCTGCATCTTGCGCAGGGCAGCGCGCATTTCTTCCAAGGTCATTGGAATGTCTCCCTTGATACGAAAACGACCGCCGCAGCGGTCGATCTCAGAGCTGCCCTACGCTTAGGGCTACGTTTACCTACCTGCGGGCAGGTTTTAGGTGCGAGCTCGAGCTTCGGCTGCTGCTACTTGCTTGGCCAACTCGTGCTTGCGCAACGCGATTCGAATGCCGTCCTTAAGCTCCTGGAGCTTTCTTGCTTTCTCGGCAGCGGCCTTCTCGTCTTCCGGAGGATCGGCGAGCGCGGTTTTCGGCTCAGGAGCGGACGTTGTCCCGGGCCCCCACAATCTGGAGAACCACGGCTTGGAGGTGGACGAGTCCGGACCGTCGAAGGTTGTCTTTTCGCCCGCGCTGCCGACCATCGTAATCGTGACCCTCTTATTCGAAGCGGTCTTGGCTGCCTCTTCGAACTGGCTGCGCGGAATGAGCAGGCCGGTCTCCGGGTGCTTCGCCCAGTTGTCCAAGACCTCTTCGATCATCTCTTTCGCGTACACATTCCCGAGCGCAGCATGCTTCGCGAGAGCCGCCGGGTTCGACGGAATGTTGACGACGCTGCACTCGAGGAGCTCAGCCTCTTCGATCATGTAGCCGGCGTAGTAATAGGGCTCGTCCTGCTTATCCTCAGGCACCTTGCGGCGCTTCACCTTGTTCGGAATGAAGCCAATCGAGCAGGCGCGGATCGTTCCGAAATCGAGGTGCACGGCGATCTCATCGGCGGCCGGACTCGCGCCTTCCGGCATGAGATTGAGCGTACCTTCCGTTCGCTTTGGGCGGCCGGTGAGGTTCTTCGTCACGTTTGACCACTTGCCGATCGGCATCGAACGGTAGGAGTGCATCGGAAGCGCAACCGGATTGTCGCCGATGAACCGTTCGATGTTGAGACCCGCCTGAAGGATGATATCGCGATCGCGATCCTCGATCTCCGCAGACATGGTGAAATCGCAGGTGCGCTTTTCCTTGTTCCATGTCGACGGCGAGCTGCGCGCGGACTTCATCACCGCACCGTCGTCGCGAACGACAGCCTTGCGCTCTGCGCAGTATTCGTCGACCGAAACGATTCCGTTGTCGTTGTCGCTCATGGCGGTTCTCCGATGTGTTTCTCGCTCAGGTGGATCACCGGCGGCCGATGTGGATGCGGCTCGATCCCAAGCTTGCGAGCGCAGAAGTACAGCCGTTGATCGAGCGAGTTCCAATGTCCCGGTTCATCCCAGATGAACGGAACGGCTTCCATTAGTTTCAGACCGAACTTCGTGCATCCGAAGCCGTGGTGAATGCCGACGCCGCCGTGAAGCTGGTAGCTATAGGCGCCCCACCAGCACGAGCACCGGAACAGTTCCTCGATCGCGTACGGCCAGGGCACGACGTCGTGCTCAACGATGACAACCGACTCGCGCTCTTCCCAGAGCTGCTTTAGGAGCCGGCGGTAGGCGTCGTCGTCCTCAAGGTGCACATACTCGGGCTTATACCACTCGGTCACCATCTTCGTGACGGGGTGGAGGTTCGTGTACGGTACGACGACTTTCACGGGCTCTCATCATGCTCCGGAAAAGCTGCCGCCGATTTTCAGTCAGACTTGACGTCAAGAACCGACGTAGCTCGAGAATTTGCGGGCTTGTTCGGTTGGGCGCCGCCGCCGTTGTTGTTGGCCTGCCCGTTGTTCCCGAGCTCGATGATTTGCCCGTTCGGATCCACGAGTGCGAAGCCCACAGGAAACATGCGACGATCGCCACCTTTGGCGTACGGATTGAGACCAAGGGGTAGCCTCTCTCTGCCCTCGTCGAACGTCATGAGGCCGGACTTCATCGCCTTGTCGATGATGTCGATCAGGGTCTTCGGATCGCCGGCCATAAGCGCGAGCTGATCGAACTCGGGGGAGAAGACCTCCCACTCGTCCGGCGTGAACAGCGACAGCTTGAACTTGTCGCGGATGTCGTTCGCGATCGGGATCAAAATGTCGTTCGCGTACTGCGCATTCAGCTCCGCTTGGTTGTCGTACTTGACTGACTCGAGCGCGTAGATTTTCGACGGCGGCATCTCCATCAAGGAGCACATTCGCAGCACGGCTTGATCGAACGCTTCCTTGGTCATCGCCTCGCGGGCGTTCTGCGCGACCACTTTCGCCTTGTAGCCGGCCTCGAGCAAGATCGGGTCGCCATAGCGGTTCATCTTCCGCACGGCTTCACTGAGCTGGTCTTTGATACGCTTAAAGGTGGCGTCAGCCTGATCGCCCACGCCGAACACGGCCGTGTCGCTTT